CAATAGAGAAAAGTTAAAGTTTAAACGATCAAAAACTAGCGGTAAACGAATAAGTTATAACCATGAAAGACGACAAAGAACAGCATAACTGTTATATTTTATTTAACTACTCTTATCTGTAGTTCATGTCTCCACGCAGAAAAACTTTATCTCTCAGAAAGAAGGACAAAAATCCTACAGGAGGTTTGTCTGAAGAAGGGAGAAGAAGAATAAATGCTGCTACAGGTTCAAAGTTGCAACGACCTGTCACTAAAAAAAGTGGACTGACACCTAGAGAAAAAGCAAGAAAGAAATCTTTTTGTGCAAGGATGTCGGGTGTCAAAGGAGCAATGAAAGACAGCAAAGGTAGGCCAACTAGAAAAGCACTTGCACTACGCAAGTGGCGATGCTAGTTCTCTCGGCATACAACGTCTATATATCAAAGTGCCTGACAACCACGTTGCAGATACCGCTTTGAGAAAAGGTAAGTAAAGACAGAGAAAGTACAACTTATTCACAACACTTACTAAACAGATGGCTAACGCAACTGTAAGTAGGCTCGGTCTTGTTAATAATTCGGGTACAAACTTTGACGAACTTTTTCTTAAAATTTTTAGTGGAGAAGTTCTAACAAGTTTTGCCCAAAATAATATTTTCAACGAGCAACTACATTCTGTCAGAACAATTAGTTCTGGAAAAAGTGCCAGCTTCCCAGTTTTAGGGACTGCGACTGCTGCGTATCATACGATCGGCACTCCCCTCGTAGGAGCAAACCAGATTAAGGCTAATGAAAAGATCATCAACATAGATGATATGCTCATTGCTCAAGCAGTAATCGCAAGGCTGGACGAATTGAAGAACCATTATGATGTTCGTGCAACTTATTCTGCTGAATTAGGCAAGGCTCTGGCTAGGACATACGATCAAAACGTAGCGAAGGTAATAGCTAATGCGAGTCGTGCATCAACTACTCTTAGTGGTGGAGATGGCGGTTTTGTTCTTACCCTTGCTTCTGGTAATACAGCTTCAGCTAACGTAACTGGTGATGAACTTGTAGCAGCTATCTATGATATTGCTGAAGAGTTTGATAAGCGTGACATTCCAAGCACAGATAGATTCTGTGTGTTACCACCAGCAGAATTTTATAAAATTCCTGAATCTGCTACTAGAGTTATGAACACAGATTTCAACCCACAAGGTAATGGATCTGTTGCTGCTGGTACAGTTACACAAGTAGCTGGCATCCCTATCATGATGTCTAACAACGTACCACAATCTAACGTAGGCTCTAATCCTTCAGGTGCTAATAATGCCTATAACGGAGATGATAGCAAGACGCTAGGTTTGGTATTCCATAAATCAGCAGTCGGCACAGTCAAGTTGCAAGACATGACAACTGAAATCTCAGGTGCAGACTACGGTATTATGTATCAATCAACGCTACTATTGGCGAAGTATGCTCTTGGGCATGGAATCCTTAGACCAGAGTGTGCAGCAACAATTAAATTGTCTGCTTCATAATCTACCTAAATGATTAAAATGGGGTATTCTATTATTAGATACCCCTTTTTTTATGCCTAATAAACCAACTAAAAAGAATAAGAAAAAGAAGTCTGGTAAACTAAAAAGTAAATTGATGTCTCTTAAGATGTCTAAATCAAGTTATTAAACAATGGCTGTAGCTGCAACCACAGAACTTGAATGTATTAATATTATGCTTGCTGCAATAGGCGAAGCACCTATTAATACTTTGACAGGTACTTTACCTGTTGATGCTGTTACTGCACGTAAAACTTTAAATGAAGTTAATAAAGAAATTCAAAGTGAAGGTTGGTCTTTTAATCAAGAATTTAACCAAGTTTTTAACAGAAATCCTTCTAATAATCATATAAGTATTGGTGCAAATATATTAAAAATAGATGCTAATGTATTCGACCATCCGACTATTGATGTAATACAAAGAGGGTTAAAATTATATGACAGAAAAAATCGTACTTTTATTTTTGATAATGATATAACTTGCAATGTTACATACTTTATTGACTTTAATGAAATACCAGAAGCAGCTAGAAGATATATAAATATTAGAGCAGCAAGAATATTTGTTGATAGATTAGTTGGAGATGATGGTTTAAGAACTTATACAGGACAAGACGAAGCTAGAGCAAGAGCTAATTTATTAGATAGTGATTATGATAATGCAGATCATAATGTTTTAACAGGTGATCCAAGTCTTAATAACGCAATGAATACCTTTACACCTGCTGATGTTCTTAATAGGTAAACATGGGAATTGTATCAAGAGCTATACCTACTTTATTAAGAGGTGTATCGCAAGCATCTGATTCGTCTAAACAACCAGACCATGCTGACATACAAGATAATGCAGACAGCAATCCTGTTGTAGGTTTAGTTAAAAGATCAGGCATACAATATATTACAAACTTATCAACTAATACATTAGGCAATGTACATATACAGACTATAAATAGAGATATAGATGAAAGATATGTTGCAATATTTTCTACTGATAATAGTAATAATGGTGATGTAAAAATTTATAAATTAGATGGCACTGAAATTACTGTAAACAAACCAGACGGCACAACATATCTTAATACCTCAGATCCAAGAAATGAAATTAAAACTGTTACTATTGCTGACTTTACTTTTGTTGTAAATACAAGCGTTACAACTGAAATGGATACAACAGTATCAGATGGAAATATAACTCAAGCAATTATTTTTATTAAACAAGTTTCTAATGATACTGTTTATTCTGTAACTGTAGATGGAGTTACCGTTACTGATGATACGACTAATGATTCGTCTTTAAGCACAGCACAAGTAGCAACTGATTTAGCAAATGGTTTAAGCAGTGGCTTAACAGGTTTTGATGTTTCAAGAAATGGTAGTGTTGTTCGTGTAAAAAAAACTGATGGTAGCGATTTTTCAATAGATGGTAATGATACACAAGGAAATACACAATTACAGGTAGTAAAAAATTCAGTACAAAGATTTACTGATTTACCAACAGTGTCACCTAATGGATATATTGTTGAAGTTAAAGGTGACGATCAAACTAATTTTGATAATTACTATGTAAAATTTGTAACTAATAACGGAAATGTTTTTGAAGAGGGGCAATGGGAAGAAACTGTAGAAGCTGGTATAAAGTTTAAATTTAATTATTCAACTATGCCCCATGTTTTATTAAGACAGGCAGATGGTGAATTTAGATTATCAAGAGTTGATGGTGATACTTATGGGATTATAAAATTTAAAGATAATAGTGGAAATATAGTTTCACCTCAAGTTGGTGTAACTGTAGTCAATGGTTCGTATGCAGAATATAAAACGACAAAAGATGCTACTTATATACAGGATGATGGTAACTCTACAGATCCTTTAACAGCAGGGGATATTATTACAATTACATCTAATAATCATGGTCTTAGTACAGGAGATGTAGTTAAAGTAGAATTTACATCAGGACAAAATAGTGGAAGTCCTGCATTTACAATAAATAATATAATAGATAATAATAAATTTTCTTTTTCTGCCACTACTTCTTTTGCAACTAAAGCTACAAGTGGTAATTGTAATTACAGTATAAATCAATCAAGTACAGCAAAAAGCAAGGTAACAATAACTAAAACTAATCATGGTTTTAATACTGGTGATTTAGTAGATGTTTTAAAAATTAATGGCAGCTTAACTTCTGGTCAATTTATTATTGAAAAGATAGACAATAATAATTTCTTTTATACCACAAGTGTTAATGAACCTTTTCATAATACAAGTACTGATGACTGTGCAATAGGTCAAGGATTTAGCGTACCAAAATGGGGAGAACGTACAGCAGGTGATGAAGAGTCTGCACCTGACCCATCATTTATTAACAGTAAAATTAATAATGTATTTTTCTTTAGAAATAGGTTGGGTTTTTTAGCTGATGATAACGTCATATTATCTGAAGTTTCTGAATTTTTTAAATTTTTTCCAGATACAGTACTAACAATTACAGATTCACATCCTATAGATGTAGCTGCATCACATACAAAAGTTGCTATTTTAAAACATGCAGTAACTATGGGTGAGAAATTAGTACTGTTTTCTGAACAAACGCAATTTATCTTAAGTAGTTCAGCAGACAACTTAACACCAACAACAGCCAACGTACTTGTAACAACAGAATTTGAATCTAGTGCTAAAGCTACTCCTGTTGGTGCAGGTAGTTCCATATATTTTTTAACAACTAAAGGTGCTTTTGCTGGTATAAGAGAATATATACAACAATCAGGAGAAAATATAAGGGATGCTGCTAATATAACAATTCATATCCCAAGGCTAATCCCTAGTAATATTTTTAAATTAGCAGTTTCTAATAATCAAGATATATTAGTTTGCTTAGGTACTGATAATCCAAATAAATTATTTATTAATAGATGGTTATTTGGAGGTCAGGGTCAAAAAGTTTTAAATAGCTGGTTTACTTTTACAATAAATCCTAATAGAAGAATTAAAAATATTGATTTCATTGGTACTGATTTATTTATGGTGATAGAAGAAGATAGTGTAATAACCTTAGAAAAAATACCTTTTGAAACAGAATTTAAAGAACCTAATTCAGAATTTGAATTTCATTTAGATCATAAAGTAACAGAAGGAAGTACAGGAGTTTCTATATCTTTTAATGCAGGTACTAATAAAACTACATTTACACTTCCTTATAGATTAAGAGGAGAGATGAATGTAGTTGGCAGGTATTTAGCATCAGAAGAAACCAGCACTTTTATTGACTCTAATGGCACTTCACAAACTTTAAAACCAGCAACAATTATTCAGACTACAAATCTAACTAATGGCAGTACAACAACAATAGAAGCAGATGGAGATTACAGAAATGCAAAAGTAATTATAGGAGAACCATACGAGATGCACTATAGATTTAGTAAACAAGAACTAACAGAAACACCACAACAAAATAGTGCACAGATATTAAGTTCAAGACTGCAACTGCATCATTTCTATATTAAATTTGAAAAGAGTGGTTTTTTCCAAGTAGAAGTTACACCAGAAAATAGAGATACCAGTACGCATAAATTTAGTGGTCGTTTTTTAGGTGCTGCTTCCTCTGCTATTGGAACAGTAAATTTAGAAACAGGCACGTTTAGAGTACCTATTATGAGTAGAGCAGATAAAGTTAATATTGATGTTAAAAATAAAACTTTTTTACCTACCCTTTTAGCAAGTGCAGAATATGAAGCTATGTTCAACATGAAGAGCAGGAGAATGTAAATGGGTCACATGAGAAAATGTACACTAAAAGACTTGAATCATGTAAGTAAAAACATGAGAGATATGGACAGATTAGAAGCTTTATATCAAACTAATATGGATGCTGATGCAGCTTTAAGAATTTCTTATTTAGCTAGTAAAACAATTATGGCAATCTGTGGTGATGACGATAATCCTATAGGCATCTGTGGTGTTACTCAGAATGGTTGTATTTATATGGTTGCAACAGAAGAATTGTTTGGTAATGATAAATATAAAATACAATTAATAAGACAAGGAAGAAAATGGGTTGATGAATTGCTGGAATCATATAAAATTTTATACAATGTAGTATATGCTGATAACAAGAAAGCTATGAAATGGTTAGAGACATTAGGCTTTGAATTTACTAAGTATCATGAAGAGTATGGAGAACATAAAAAACCATTCTATGAGTTTATGAGGATAGCCTAATGTGTTTTGTCGCTGGCTTGTTAGGGATAAAAGGTATTGCTGCTGGTAATCTTTTTAACGCAGCTTTAGCTTTAAGTGCTGTAACAGGTGTTGCTAGTGCAGCTTCTAAAAATAAAGTAGCAAGGCAACAAGCTTCATACGCATATCAAGCAGCAGAAAGGACAGCTTTATCTGCGGATGCTGCTCTTACAGCACAACAAGAAGCACTTAATTCACAACTGTTAGAAAGACAAGCAGATGCAGCACAAAAAAAATTAGGTAAAACTATAGAAGGATTACGAGCTAGAGGTAAAGTAGCTGCTACAGAAGGCAGGTCAGGCAGGTTGATGCAGTTAATACAGATGGATGTAGAAAGACAAACAGCTATTTTAAGAGAAGGTATAGATCAATCTTTAGAGTCTGCTGAAACACAGTATGGAAGAGATGTTGCTGCTATAGTTGCACAAAGAGATAGTCGCAGGAATCAAGCTATGGATATACAAAATAGAGGATATACACAAGCAATGCAAAACTATCAAGGATTACTACCAACTATTGCTAATGTTGCTTCAACAGGCTTGTCAACGTATTTAGGAATAGATGCAGGGCAAAGAACATTTACTAATGCTTAAATGACTTATTCAGGTTTTCAATCATCAACAACACCTAGAGATACTTTTGTTTCTCAAAGTACACAACCTGCTATTAATACACAAGATTCTTTGTCTCAAGTAGCACAAGCATTGCAAACTATAGAACCTAACTTACAAAAATTTATAGTAAAAAAAATTAAAGATATAAAAGAAGAAGATGTTGCAGAAGCACAAACTGAAGGTGCTAAATCAGCAAGAAATTATACAAGAGTAGAAAAACTTTTATTTCCTGAAAATGTGGAAATAGATGAAACATCACAAGAATACGCTACAACTTTAAATGCTTTAAAGAAAACACAAAATCAACAGGATATAGAAATAACTAGAGGTAAAAGTATATGGTTTAAAAACGCATACGAAGAAGCTAAAGCTATAACACTTGGTAAGAATTTTAAATCTGAAATATCAAGTGATTATCAGACGTATAGAGTACCCGACTCCGTAACAGGAGAAATGAAACCACTATCAGCATATCCTTTTCAAAGTGCTGAAGTACAAAACTTTCTTGGTCAATACAGAAATAAAAACGTAGAAGCAGCAAACATAAGTGAGTTTTATTTCAATAGATCATTTTTGCCACAGATAGAAGAAGGAGTAAAAGACTTTGCAAAAGACCACGACAAAGATCATGCTTTCTTTAAGTTAGAAGAATACAAAAAAACTGTTAAAGAAGATTTAGGTCTTGTATATTTTAGTTATATCAGAAATGTTACTACTGCTAATAAAGAAAATAGAGAACCAAACTTAGAGCAAGAAGCTAATGATATAAAGAATCTTGTAGAAAACATAACTCAGATATATCAAGCAGAAGATTTATCTAAGTTTTATGACGAGGTATTAATTCCTTTTATAACAGAACGTGGAGTACTGATGGCATCTATGACGGAACTGGGAGATGAAAGGTTTGATATGGCAATAGATTTTTTACAACAGTTTCCTAATTTATTTCCAAGAAAAGCAAAAACAAAAACAGAGGTTGTTAATGGAGAAGTTGTAGTAAGTCCAGTTTTAGATAAGAATGGAAAGCCAGAATATTTTACAAATAATGTTTTACAAAATAAAAAAAATTATGAAAAACAAATTAACACCGCAATTAAAAGTATTAATGCACTAAGAATACAAAATCAAAAAATAAATAGTCCTAGAGAGTTGAATTTAAAAACAAATAAAATGAAAGAACTTTTACAGATAAATAATATGAGTAAAGAGCAAAGAAAAGAAATATTAGAGATAGCATCAAGTGACCCTAAAGCATTGACTTGGTTAAAGAACAATAGAGATACATATAGACTTTATAGTGAAGAAGGTTTTAATCAACTTTTTTTTGAATTAGAAGGAGGAAAGATAAGAAACGAAAAGTTAGCTTATACCAAAATAGATGCGTGGTATGAAAATACTTTGAAGTTACCAAAAGATCAAGAGAGAAAAAATAAACTTCTTGGTCTTATAGATAGAGAAGTTAATGAAGAAAGAAATTATGCTAATGCAACAGCAACAAGAATAATACAAGGTAAATCATTGTTTTTAAAAAACATTGTTGAAAGTGGTGGAGATGAAGATATGAAAATAGTAGATCAATTAACTGAAACTATAGAAAGTGTAAGAACTAAATTAGTTGATTATTCAGTAACTAAAAGAGTATTTGAAGAAGGAGAAAAACCAAGATACCCAACACTACAAGAAATTGACAATTATGGAGAAGAACTAAGACAAGCTATGGAAAGCAGATTAACAGCTATACAAAAATTTGTTTCTGACGACACAGGAGTAAATTTAAGTATAAATGTTTTATCTCCTGCATATAAAAATGAAGAAAGAAAATTAGCTAGGACACAAATATTTGATATAACAAAAAATGTTATAGGAAAACAAACTATAGGTGCAGATGGCAATAGAACAAAACCAACTCTTGAAGATATTGAACTAAGCTATGATTTTATTGTAGAAGATGTAAACGCACAGTTTTTGATAAATCAGTTTTATGACGAAGATGGTAGTCAAAGTTCTGCTCAAAAAGAACAATTAGCTCAGTTTTTAAATCAGCTAGATATATCTAAAGAAGATATAGAAAAATATAATTTAGTAAAAGTTTTTAACGATATAGGATTTGATATTACAAAAAACTATCCAAGTTTTACTAAGACAATAAATGAATACAATGCACAGGTCGTACCACCAGATGATGAAGTGCCAATAGAAGATTTTGATAAATTAAGCAAAGAAGACAAACTAGAAGTAAACAGAATACTTGGTAGAGAAGTTTTTAAACCAGAAGATTCAAACGTAGTAATACCCAAAACAGTTGATGAAAACGTACAAGATTCAAACGACTCAAGTGAGACTAAAGTTAAGACAACAAAAGGTTTAAACTTGTCTCAGTTGATGAATAATAGTTTATTAAATGTTGCTATGCCACCAATCGGAGGATTAAAAGAAGGAGATCTTATAGCTTCAGCAGATATAGATTATCCAGTAGATTCTGATGCTAACGATAAACTAAAGTATGATATGTACCTAGATAAATATTATGGAATAACTCGTGATTCCAGAGAATACAAGAGTCTTCCTAATTACATGAAATATAATTTATATACAGATTATCAAGCATTAGACAAAGAAGAAACAGAAAAACTTGGAGAAGGCTTAGAAGAAAGTGAAACAACAACAACTGGTGAATTTTTACCAAATCAAGATTTATCAGAAGTTAGATCTGATTCCACTCCAAACTTAGGGCTAAGAGATGGCAGTCTTATAGCTATGGCTTTCCCACTAGAAGGTAGAAAGATAGGAGAACAAACAGATACAAAAGTAGTAATTAATAAAGAACCTAATGGCATTAAACGTATGGAAGCAAACTTCCCTGTTATCTACAAGTTAGCTAAAGAAGTTGGTATAAAATTTCCTGAAATAGTAGCAGCACAATTTTCTGTAGAATCAGATCATGGACTTAGCGTTACAGGTAAAAATAATTACTTTGGTATAAAAGCAACACAGTCTGAGATAGATGCAGGTCAATCAACACTAGCACCTACATTTGAAGAAATAAATGGTAAAAAGGTAAGAGTGATGGCACACTTTAAAAACTTTGAAAGTATAAAAGAATCACTTGAACACTACAAAAAATTCTGGAATGATAATTATTTAGACAGAAAAGGTATTTCTACAGTAGATACAGTTGAGAAAGCAGTTAAACTATTAAAAGATAATGGCTATGCTACTGACTCGGATTACATTAAACTTGTCTTAGATGTCATTAGAGATGCTCAAAGAGAACCCCCCTTGTATTAAATGTCTGAAGAAGTAAACGAAATTATTGAAACACAATCAACAGGAGAAGACGTTAATATTGATGTCAATAAAGTTGTAAACGAAATAGTAGAAGAAGAATCACCAGAAATCGTAACTAAAGATTTACCAAAAAAAGAAGAAGAAAAAATAGAAATCAACAAGGTTGAAGCTGAAACAAAGAAATTAGCAACTAAAGAAATTAATAACTCTGAAAATATTAATCCTATAGATAAACCTGCAACAGAAGAAACATCTTGGTTTGGTGGTCTTAAAAATTGGTATGACGAAAAACTTGCAGAGAATGAAAGAAAGTATGCAGACTCCAAAAAACAAATGGAGGAAAATAAAAAAATATTACAGAAGTCAGTTACAGGTAAAATTATTAGAGGACTTATAAATGGTCGTATAGCAAGCATTAATGAACTTTATGAGTTTGGAGATGATGTTTTAGACTTAGTAATGGGCGATCTGTATAATTCAGAAAGACCTGCTGATTTTGATTTAATAGGTTACAAAGAAGGTAGTACAAACTTTGGATTTCAAAGTCCTATTGGAGGAGAATTTGAAGATGATGAAGGTGCTGTTTATGGTATATCAAAAGCTATAAGTCAATGGATCATACCAACAGGACTTGTTGCTAAAAGTCTTAAAAAAATAGGTCTTAAAAAATTTAGATATGCAATAGCAGGTGGTGTTGTTGACGCATCATTAACAGATCCTTATGACGCTAACTTCTTTGATTTTATAGAAAACAGATTTGATATAGCTAATCCTGTTTTAGATTTTTTAACTGTACCTGAAGAAGATGCAGACGAATATGAAAAAGCAGCTAGAAGATTAACAGCAGTAATGCAGGGTTTAGTTGTTGGAGAAGGACTTATAGGTGGGGTTGTAGGTAAAGGTGTACTACCTGCTACTAAAGCTTTAAAGAATAAAAGCTTGCAAGCATTATTTGGAATAAAAGACATTACAAAAGAATTAGCAGGTAAAAATGGAAACCAGTTAATTGATTTTGTAATGGAACAGTTCTACAACATGAAGAAAAATCCTAAACGAAGATCAGTTATTATTGCAAAATTAAACGACATAATACAAAAAAATGGTGCAGATATAAACAAAATAGAAATGGATAATGTTGATAATAACCTTTTAGTTAGTCTTGATAATTATAAAAAAAACCTACAAACAAGTAAGAAATTAAAAAAATATTTTATAGATACAGTTGGTGGAAAAGGTAAATCATTATTTGGAGTGCCACTAGCAAATTCTAAAATAACAAGAACATTTAATGCACATCATTTATATACAAAGTTTTTTGTAGATATGAAAGGTCGTACTGACCCTAACGCAGTCTTTGAATATATAAGTGCAAGAGCAGCAGTTATTAAAGAAGCTAATAAAAAAAATGTAAGATCATTAGATAATATGTTTCAAAAGGCTAGAACACAACTGCCTTTAGATACTTATAATGCTTTATCTGATTTTGTAGAAAGGTATGGAGCAGGTGGAGAAGTAGATTTACAAGCTAGTGTTATTGCAATGAATGATTTAATTTTAGAGTCAGGAATTGTACTAAGAGATTTGTCTGGTCAAATGCACGAGATGTTAAAACTTAGCAAGTCAGGCAGTATGAATGGTGATTTATATGATGTATTAAAAAAAGATTTTGCTTTTACTCTTAAATTTTTAAGTGACACTTTAAATGTAAAAAACGCTTTTGGTAGTGAGATAGGTAAGACTCTTGCAGTAATGCAAAAAACATCAGGAGATATACCAAGAGGACTAGATAATTATTTAAAATCAAGTAATGCAGATAGAGTAATAACTGATTTAAAAACAGCAGATAGCTTATTAGAAAAATCAAATATAGAAGACCCACTAGGAAACTTTACAGTAGATCAGATATTAAAACTAGCAGACTCAGGAGATACTAAAGCGTTAATGAAAGTTACTCAACAACTACATTTAGCAGCAACTAATCCAAAAGCATTGAAAATGATATTAAAAGCACAAGCAGGTAATTCTGTTATAAAAATTACTAATGAATTATTTATAAATTCTATTTTGTCTAGTCCAATAACGCATCAGGTCAATATGATTTCTACTGCCTTAAATACAGCAGTAAGACCATTACAAAAAGTTGTTGGTGGAGTAGCAGAAAGAGATCCAGCAATAATTAAAAGAGCAATAAAAGATTTATATTACCTAACTACTGCAAGTCTTGAGTCTATGTATATGGCAGGAAGAGCATTTATGAACAATGCAAATATAATTGACTCTGCTAACCAGACTGTTGATATGTCAAAACTAAACGCTATAGATGTATCTGAAAGAGGATTTGGAATAAAAGCAATACATGGTTTTTATACTTTGCCACAAAGATTTCTTATGGCAGAAGATGAATTTTTTAAGCAAGTAAACTTTAGAGCATTTATCAGAGCAGAGATTTGGGAAAGAGCTAGTAAAATGAAATTTAAAAATAACGACTCATACAATAAATACATAGAAGGCGAGTTTAAAAAAATAATTAATGTTGTAAACAAGGAATCAATGCTTGGTAAATTAACCAAACAAAATGCTTTGTTATATAAAAAAGCTAGGCAGTATGCACAGGAAGCAACTTTTACTGAAGACTTGATGAAAGGTACATCAGGCAAGTTTATACAAGATGCAGTCAACGATCAGCCTTTGCTACGTCAGATAATTCCTTTTGTTAGAACTCCTTTAAACTTAATAAAACAATTTGGTAAATCAAATCCATTAACTGTACTTTTAACTGATAAACCATTTTTTAGAGAAAACTTTGCTTTTGTAAAAGAACAAGCAGAAGAACTAGCATCTTCAGATGCAAGTGTTAGAGCTATAGCTAAAGGTAGAACAATAACAGGCGGTATGTTTTGGGGTGTAGGAATTACTGCTGCGTTTAGTCTTAATGACCCAACAGCAAGAGTAGCCATAACAGGTGGATTACCTGCAAACAAAGCAGCTAGAGAAAAATTATTAGCTACAGGATTTTTACCTTACAGTTTTAGACTTCGTGTTAAAGAGGAAGATATAGAAAAGTATGGATTAGAAGGTAAAGGTTATGAAGTAATACCACACCCTGAATTTCCTGACGTAAAATATGTAAGAGGTGCAGATGGCAAATTAGCTTATAAATATGTTAGTTATAAAAGGTTAGACCCTTTTGCAATGTATTTATCTACGTCAGCAGATTTAGCAAAAGTTACTGGTCTATTAGGAGAAGAAGCACAGTTAGAAAAAGATAGTTTATATCAGGTTGCTATGGCTGCTATGTATAACAACTTAGCTGACAAGTCTTACCTAAGAGGTATTACAGAGTTAGTACAAGTAATGAGAAATGAATCTAGTCTTAATGGTTATCTAATGAACAGACTTGCAACTTTAGCTGTACCTTTAAGTGGTTTGCAGAAAAATGTTAAGACTGCAATAAACTCAGGTTTGTTTGATGAAGACAAGTCAGGCAATATCAGAATGGATAGAAAGATAGCATCAGGAGAATTTGTTGGAGAAGATGGTCAACCAAGCCCTAAGTATGCACCAATGATAATGTTGGCAAGACTTATCAATGAAGTAAAGGGTAAAACTCCTTTTGGTAATTTTAAAGCAAGACCAATGCAACATCACATAACAGGAGAGTTTATAGAAATACCTGTAGGGTTTGGTAAAGATGAATTGAATCCTTTTACAAGTGGTTGGTCACAAAAGTCATTATCAAACAACGATTTAGTTTTAACTGCTTTACAGGCAGTTGGTCAAGAGTTTAGCCCACCAACGGATGTACTTAAATCAGAAGATAAATTTGGTGGTCAAATACTTTTAGATTCGGATGAATTAGCAAACTTAATATCTGCAACTGCTTTTATTCCGTTATATGAAGGTGGTAAAAGGCAAAGAATGTATGATGCAATGAATCAATTATTGGTAAGTCCTGCTGGTACAAGACTTTTAAATTTAATAGGTGCGTTAAATAACAAAAGAGGTCAGGCTATTACAAATGAAGAGAGAAGAGATTTGTTTAGATTAACAGGTAATGAATTTTACTTAAATGCTGATTTCAACGATAGTATGAGAGTGGATATTATAGATGCAGCAAGAGATGATTTAGGTAAATTATTAAGTGGCATACATACAAGATATACAAAAGCAGCTAAACAAGCATTTATATCTGGCAAAGGATTACCAGAAGGAGTAACTGGACTATCTAAAGAAAAGAAATTACAATATGATGAGAGGTTTCAAAAACTATTACTATGGGAATCAGGACTTCGTAAAAACGAAACTACTGAAACACTCAAAACTTTTTTCTAAGCTATGGCAACTAATACCACTAATACGTTTACTAACCACACAGGTAATGGAACTGAAGTAAACTTTTCTATTAGCTTTACATATATTTCTAAAACAGATATTGATGTAACAGTTGGTGGTGTCTTAAAAACTCAAGGTACTCACTATACAGTAAACGGTCAGCAGATTACATTTACTTCTGGTAATACCCCTGCTAATGGTGCTGCAATAAAAATACAAAGAGATACAAATATAAGTGTAAAGACAGTTGATTTTCAAGATGGTAGTGTACTTACAGAAGCAGATTTAGATAGCAATACAAATCAAACTTTGTTTGCACAACAAGAGATTACGGATAAGTTAGCAGGTATAGAAGAAGGAGCAACAGCAGATCAAACCGCAGCAGAGATAAGAACACTTACTGAAAGTGCAAGTGATAGTAATGTCTTTACTGACGCAGATCATACCAAATTAAACAACATTGAAGCCAACGCTACTCAAGATCAAACAGCTAGTGAAATAAGAACACTTGTAGAAAGTGCTAGTGATAGCAACGTGTTTACTGATGCAGATCATACTAAATTAAATAATATAGAAGCTAATGCAACTGCTGATCAGACTGCTGCTGAGATAAGAACACTTGTTGAATCAGCAACCGATAGTAATGTTTTCACAGATGCCGATCATACAAAAGTAAACAATGCTGTAACCCTTACAGATGCACAAACACTTACTAATAAAACATTAACAACACCTGTCATTAACGATCTT